AGAAGGCACATGGCAGGGTAAAAATTTTACCTTAGCACAGGAATGGGCAAACAAGATTCGAATGATCAAGCCATACTATGTTGGCTACAATCGTTCTGCTTTTGTTGGAACTATGATTGTTCTTTTGCAAAATGCCAATTTTGATTTCAATGATTTCATGCATAAGCTAAGAATACAACCAACAGCCTTAGTTGATTGCGCTAATCGTGAGCAATACAAGACTCTTATCGAAGACATATATAATTTCAAGCGCAGAGATAAAGTAAATCTTCGATTCTAATTTGGAATTGTGAAAGGGTTGTATATCTTTGCAACGACTATCCGTATGAAAACATTTTTAAATCCCACCATTACCGCATTGCCATAGCACTTTCGTGCGCGGATAGTCCTTTGCGTGTAGTGGTGGGTATTTAGTTTATGAAAGATCCAGCTTTCCTTTTTTATTCTTCGGACTTTTTAACCGGAACAATGCTGCTCAACATGGAGCAGAAGGGTAAGTATATTACCTTGCTATGCCTTCAGCACAGTAAAGGTAGACTTTCCGAAAAAGATATGTTGCACATATGTGGTTCATATGATGCTGATGTGTTCTGTAAATTCATCAAAGATGAAGAAGGTTTCTTTTTTAATGAGCGTTTAAGCATTGAAATGCAGAAGCGTAAAGCTTATTCCGATAGCCGAAGAAACAATAGAACCAAAAAAGATGTGTCGAACATATCTAAAACATATGTTCCACATATGGAAAATGTAAATGAAAATGAAATTGAAAATATAAATGAAATTATAGTTGAAGATGCAAATGAAAAAAAAGTAACTCGCAAACGATTCGTTAAACCGGAAGAACATGAAGTGTACAACCTAATGGCTGAACTGAATGCGACAGGTAAAAACTTTATGAGCGAAGATAGATTAGTTAATTTCGCTCGCACCTTCATGGATCACTACGAAGCCAATGGTTGGATAGTAGGTAAATCTTCAATGAAGGATTGGCAAAGTACAGTGCGCAACTGGATGCGCAGAGAATGGGACAAAATTAAAAATCAAAAATCATATGGCAAACAATCAAATTCAACAGCAGACAGCATTGCAAAAGCTAATGCACTTTACGCCGAAGCAGTCGCTATCAGTCGAGCACGCGATAACACAAGACCAGATTGGTCTCCTTCGGAAGCTTGATAAAGAAACAACCAAAGACAAAATCATGCAGCTGGTTACACGATGTACTCAACTGATGAATGTGCAGAACAACATGAACGCTATGCAGATTGAGTTTTGTGCTGAACAGATTATGCAACAGAAATATTTTTATTCACTTGAAGATGTGCAGATATGTTTAGATCGTGGAGCTATTGGTGCTTATGGTACAATATATAACCGCATCGACCCGGCAACTGTGCTTGCATGGTTTCCACTTTATGACCAAGAAAGGCAAGTAGTTGTAAGGGCAAAGAAAACCGCTGAACAAGAAGCCAACAACATCTACGAAATGTTTCAGCATCCGCAAATCATGGATGCGATGCAACAGGCAGCAGATAAGTTGAAGATTAAAGAAGAACCAGTGCGCGAAGTGAAAAGGGAAAAACCTGCACCACTTGAAATTGCACTCATGCGCGAATACGATTCGCTGCCACAATGGGATAACGACATGCGCTTCCGAGTGTACAAAACGAAACCTTACCAATTCACCGAATACAGGCAGGAACGTTACAGGGAATTAATCGAAACGCAAAATGAATACTGATATGAAAAAGCAAACAGCATTACAATGGCTTTACGCTAAATTAGACCAAATGTCAACCCGTGATGAAGTGTGTGACTTAGTGTATGAATTAGAAGAAGAAGCCAAAGCAATGGAAAAAAAACAGATAGTAGATGCATTTTATGCAGAAGCAAAATCTACAAGTATTCTAAATGGAGAACAATACTACAACGAAAGATACGGAGGTGACAAATGAAGTATTGTACTGAGTGTAAAGAAAGAGTCGCAAACCATAATATTTATAAGTGGTGGGAAACGCCAAGTCATAGACATTTATGCTGTAGCTGCTATGTTCACGAAGGAAACACTCCTACCGATTGGCATCCATTGTGTATGATTACTTATCATAAAGTAATTGAAAACAAAATACAAGGAGGTGACAAATGAAGCAATACGATCAACAGAAAGAAGTGGAGCTGCTTCGCAAACTATTTGTGCTAACAGCCAGACGAAGCATGCGCCCTGCAATGAGCGATAATCTCACAATGCGTCTTATCTTTGAAGAATTACATTTGCTAACTGATAAAGACGAATACAAGCTATGACTATCGGTGAACTGTGGGATGCATTGGCACAATACCCGGATGAAACAGAAGTGTACATCGGGTATATAGATGGGCATAGCATCCAGCAACTGAACTTTGATGTTGTAATAACAACAGAGTTTGGCGGCAAGAAGACAGTATCACTGATGTACGAAGACATCAACATAATTAATAATTAATACAATGAGCAATTACCAAATGCAAGAAGGGCAGTTCACCCTATTTAAGAACAACAAGACAACCAATAATGCACCTGAATACACAGGTGAAATCATGGTAAATGGAAAGAAGATGCGATTGGCTGCATGGGTTAAGGAAGGTAAGAACGGTAAGTTCTTTTCCGGTAAGATGAGCGAGCCGATTGTAAAACGTGACGAACAACAAGACGATCCATCAGGAGATTTACCATTCTAATGAACCTGCCTATCCTACCTGAAGACAAAGCTAACCATGCGCTGTATGGCTTAGTCATTTATGCACTTTCTGCATCTTTGTTCGCTCCACCTTTCGCGATGGTGGTTGTGTTTGCTTGCGCGATGGGAAAAGAATTGTACGATTCTGTGCTGAAGGAAAAAGCATTTAGCAATGCAGACATGATAGCTACATTATGCGGTGGTTTGGTTGGAATGTACATCGGATTGTTTACATGATTGAATACCTGCCTAAACAGAAGGAAGCATTGCGTGTGCTGGGTAACTCACACCCGGCACGTGTAGTGCTCTTCGGTGGAGCTGCAGGGGGCAGCAAGTCATTTATTGGTTGTGCATGGCAGATAAGCCGCAGGTTTAAATATCCGGGCACACGTGGTTTGATAGGTAGAAGTAAACTTGACACGCTAAAGAAGACCACGTTAAAGACATTCTTTGAAGTAGCGCACATGTTAGGGCTTGCACCTAATGAGCATTACACAATCAACAATCAAACGAACGTAATCACTTTCAGTAACGGAAGCGAGATAATACTTAAAGACTTGTTTGCCTATCCATCGGATGCGGAATTCCATAGTTTAGGAGGCTTAGAATTAACAGATGCCTACGTAGACGAAGCAGCACAGGTTAGCAAACGTGCAATAGATATATTACAGTCACGTATTCGATTTAAGCTAAATCAATATGATCTCAAACCAAAGATGCTGCTTACATGCAATCCATCAAAAGGATGGCTGTACAACGAATTCTACGCCCCGTTTAAGACGGAAAGTTTACCGCAACATCTTGCGTTCATACAATCATTGCCAAATGACAATCCGCATCTACCCGAATCGTACATTGAAACGCTGCGCATGTTGCCTGAAGTGGACAGAAGACGTCTATTGGATGGAGATTGGGAGTATGATGAGTCCGTAGACAACCTATACCAGTACGATGATTTGGTGCGCTGCTTCCGGGATGAAGAAGCAAAAGGTGATAAGTACATTAGTGCGGATATAGCGCGTTTAGGAAAAGACCGTAGTGTCATTTGCGTGTGGCATGGATTGCACCTGATTGAGATTCACGAACTGCGCAAACAACCAATCACAACAGTTGTTTCGACCATACGCCAGCTATGCGATAGGCATGGCATCAAACTTAGCAATGTGATCTGCGATGAAGATGGGGTTGGAGGGGGTGCGGTTGATGCGCTCCGTTGCAGGGGCTTCCTTAATGGTGGGCGTGCGAAGCAAGCAGATAAGTTTACTAATCAAAAAGCAGAATGTTATTTCAAGCTTGCAGAATTGATAGAGCAGAACAAAGTTATTTTCAAAGTGAATCAGTTTCGTGATGTGATCGTGCAGGAACTGGACATGATACGCAGAAGACAACCGGAAGCAGATGGAAAGCTTGCAGTTATTTCCAAAGATGAAATAGCCCGGATGCATGGCAAGTCACCTGACTACGCAGATGCCATAATGATGCGTATGTACTTCGAACTATTCCCGAACTACGGCAGCTATTCGTGGGCGTAAGTCACTGATTCTCAATTACACGTTTGTTAAAATTTGTTAAAAATGCATGCTAGCTATTGCGTGGTGTAAAAAGTTACATACATTTGTCAAACAAATAACAACAACAAAAACACAAAGCAATGAACACACAAATCAAATTTAATCAAGTTGAATCAAGAATTCAAGAAGTAAAATTAAACATTCAATCTGAACGCGGTCACCTTGCTAAATTATTTGCAACAACTGAATTAAATAATTTAGAAATTAAGTTAAGTGAATTGGCTATGGAATTGATGGCTGAAAGGTATGCAAGTGCATATTAAAAAAACAACAGGGGCGCGGCTGTAACGCGCATCTAAACTTAAAAACAAAACACATGAAAACAGCATCTAAAATCCTTCGCTACATTATCGCAGCAATTATCCTTTACGCAGTGCTTAGCTACTGCCAAGAAATCAATGATTGCCTTATGAAATACTAATCAATAAACAATAGCAACATGAACTCATTTCACAAAGACAACTTAGAAGCATTGCAGAAATTTCAGCAAATGCTCAATGCAGAACCTGACCAAGCAGGTATTGAATCCACACCGGATAAGAAAGCACGCACGCTGGTTATTAGCCACGTTGAAACTACATTAGACGAATTATTCTTCGGACATTGGAGAACAGAAAATTTCAAATGGGCAGTATTAGCTAACGAAGTACAGGCATCGATTGACCTTGTAGTGATACATCCGATAAGTGGTTACGAAATACGCAGAGTAGGTGCAGCTTCAGTGATTATCATGGTAGATCGCGTGCCCGATGGTGTGACCGGTACTGAACGCAATAGATGGGCATTAAACCCCGATAATAAAAAAGCGAATGCTATGGACCTTGCATTTGGTAAACT